CATAGAAGATGACCATAGAACACTCGACAGTTATTCTGCTGAACTAAAGAACTTACCTTATAATTGGGGTCAAATGTATCTACCCCATGATGGTCAATCTAAAGACTTTAAACATGGTATATCAGCAGAAGATATAATGAATAGAAATGGTTGGGATGTTCGCATTGTGCCAAGACTAGATGTTGAGTCTGGTATTAAGGTTAGTCGTATGAACTTCCATCGTATATACTTTGATAAATCTACAAGTCGTTTAATCGACTGTTTAAAACATTACAGACGAAGTATTAGCCCATCTACTAACGAACCTGGTTCACCAGTTCACGATGAGTATTCACATGGAGCAGATGCTTTTAGGTATTTGAACGTATCTTTAGACAAAATGACCAATGAAACATGGGGAAGTCAAGAGATACATTATTCTAATTTAGGAATTGTTTAATGGCACAACAAAATTCAATGACCGATGAAGAAATATTGCATCAGATAGTTAATGAGGAAAATATTGCTTACGGTATAAATGACTCACAACTATCAGCAGAACGTGCAGAAGCTATCCAATATTATCTTGGTGAGCCTTTTGGTAACGAAGTCGATGGTCGTTCACAGGTTGTATCTTATGATGTACAAGACACGATTGAATCTGCATTACCACAATTACTAAAGGTATTTGTATCTGGTGATGAAGTTGTAAGGTTTGAGCCAAAGAACCCTGAAGATGTAGCTGCAGCCGACCAAGAAACAGATTACGTTAATCACATTGTAATGGATAAGAACAATGGGTTTGAAATCTTTTATGTATGGATGAAAGATGCTCTGTTATCTAAGAATGGTTATGTAAAAGCGTATTACGAAGAATACGAAGAATACGAGGAAGAAGAATATAGAGGTCTAACCGATGGTCAACTAGACATGTTGGCACAAGATGACAACATTGAAATACTAGAGCATGACGCATATCCTGATCCGTCTGTTGAGCCAATGCCTATCACACCTCAGATGGCAACACCATTAGATGTTAATGTAGAAGATGGCACAATCTCTACTGAACAACAAATGGCTCAAGCATTTATGCAACCTATGTTGCATGACGTTAAGATTAAAGTCAGAGAAATGTCAGGTGAAATCTGCATTAAAAACGTATCGCCTGAAAACATCATGGTATCTGTTGACTGTACAGGTACAGACTTAAATACAGCACGTTTTGTGCAACATCGTGAGCTACAAGACCCAGCAGAAGTCGCAGAACAATTTGACATGGACTTATCAGAAGTCGAAGAAATTATGAACGCAGATAATGATGCGTTTGAATTAGAGGCTAATGCTCGTGATATTTACCAAGAACAATACGACAGAGCTGTAACTGATGGCAAGATATTAGTTCGTGATACATACTTTATGGTCGATGGTGAACGCAAACGCTATGTGATTATTGGCAACCAAATCATCTATCAAGAAGAAACTTGTGACCATGTACCATTTGCTTGTATTACACCTATGATTATGCCACACAGACACATTGGTCGTTCATACACAGATTTAACTCGTGACATTCAGTTAATCAAATCTACATTGATTCGTGGTCAGTTAGATAATATGTATTTGGCTAACAATGGTCGCTATGCGGTGTCTGACCGTGTTAATTTAGATGATATGCTAACCTCTCGACCAGGTGGTATTGTTCGTGTACAAGGTGAGCCAGGTTCTGCTGTATTACCTTTATCTCATGCACCATTCCCTCCAACCTCATTCACGATGGTTGAATACATGGATAGCATGAAAGAGAAACGCACAGGTGTGACTGCATACAACCAAGGGTTAGATAGCAACTCACTTAACAAAACAGCAACAGGTGTGCAACAGATTATGTCTGCAGCACAACAGCGTTTAGAATTAGTCGCTAGAACATTTGCAGAAACAGGTATCAAAGACTTATTCTTACTTGTACATCGCCTAGTTCGTCAGAATGTAACTAAACCTGACATTGTAAGACTACGCAACCAATGGGTTGAGATTGACCCTCGTGAGTGGAAGAATCGTAAAGACTTATCTATCTCTGTTGGTTTAGGTGCAGGTAATAAAGACCAACAAATGTTCCACCTTACAAACATTCTACAAATGCAAAAAGAAGCATTACAAGCTGGTCTTACTGATCCTAGCAAGATATACAATGCGTTGGCTAAACTTACACAGAACGCAGGATTTAAAAACCCAGAAGAATTTTGGAATGACCCTGCTAATCAAACGCAACCACAACAAGCTATGCCAAGTCCACAAGAACAGCTTATCCAAGGACAATTACAAATTGAGCAAACAAAAGCTCAAGCAGATATGCAGTTGGAGGCACAGAAAAATCAAGCTGATATGGAACAAGAGCAATTACGTTCACGCAATGATATACTCATAGAACGTGAGAAGATTGCATCACAGGCTGAGCTAGAAAGATTTAAAGCACAACTAAAAGCCGAAACAGACTTAGCAATCGCTAACATAAAGGCACAGTATGGCGGATAAGATATTAGCAGAAATTAAACGTGGTGATGATGCTAAAAAGATATTAGAGAATAAAGTCTATATCGAAGCATTTGAAACCGTAAAGAACAACATCATTGATGCAATGAATACAAGTCCATTAGGTGATGATAAGACACACAATCGCCTAGTCATTGCTCTACAAACCTTGTCACAGATTGAGAAAGCACTTACTGACGTTATGCAAACAGGTAAGATGGCTAAAATCCAAGTGGAAGATAAAAGGTTTAGAGTATTCGGATAAAGAATTTAGACATTAGTCTATCTGGGTGCTAGTACCTAACTAGCAAATAAAAAGGAAATATTATGAGTGACCAACCAACTATGGAGTCACCACAAAGTCGTTTAGAAGCGATGCTTGGTGACATATCTAACGAACCACCTAGAGTGGACGAAGATCAACCACAAGAGGAACAGGAAGAATTATCTGCCGAACCTGAATTAGAAGGTGAGGATATAGAAGATGAAGAAACCGAAGATGACGAGCCAGATGCCGAGGCTGACGAAGAAGAAGATTCTGATGAGGAACAAACTGCTGAAGTCGTTAAGCTAAAAGTAAATGGTGAGGAAGTCGAGAAACCTCTTGACGAAGTCGTGGCATTAGCCCAACAAGGACTTGACTACACTCAAAAAACACAACAGGTTGCAGAGCAACGGAAAGAATTAGAAGCACTACAAGAACAACTTAATGGTGCAACTAAGCAATTTCAAGAGCAACAGCAACTGAATAGTATGTTAATTGAAGATGTAGCGAAGATCACAGCACTAGACCAACAACTAGCACAGTATCAAAACGTGGACTGGCAAAAGTTGTCTGATAGTGATTTTGTGGAGGCACAAAAACTTTTCTTCCAATATAATCAGCTACAACAAGAACGTAGCGGTGCGGTTTCACAGTTTGAATCCAAACGGCAAGAAGCATTGACTAAACAGCAACAACTGGTTGCAGAACAAGTAAGGAAAGGTAAAGAACAACTAGCTAAGGAAATACCTAATTGGAGTCAGCAGACCACCCAAGAAGTTATCTCTACAGGCAAAGAATATGGCTTTACTGACGCTGAACTAAACTCAATCATTGACCCTAGACACGTTAAGGTGTTGCACGATGCTATGCAATGGAGAAAACTAAAATCTAAGGATTCGGTAACGAAGAAAAAGGTCGCAAGTGCCAAACCTGTTGTGAAGCCAGGTTCAAAAGACCAAAAACAGGTTGCTACTGCAAGTGCTAAAAAGATGCGTGACCAATTACGCAAAACTGGTAGCTCAGAGGTAGCAAGTAAATTAATCGAAAATCTATTATAGAGGTAAATTATTATGGCAGTTTCAGCTACCAATAGTTATACTGGTGCAGGTATTGCTGAGGACTTCGAGAATATTATTTATGATATTTCCCCAGAAGATACACCATTGTTATCAATGGCTAAAAAAACTTCAGCAGGTCAAACCTACCACCAATGGCAAACAGACGCATTAGCAGCAGCCGCAGCTAACCGTCAAGTTGAAGGCGATGACGCATCATATGCGACACTCGCAGCAACAACTGTGTTAGGTAACTACACACAGATTTCACGTAAGACAGTTCAAATTTCTAACACTTTCGATGTTGTACGCAAGTACGGTCGTAAGTCAGAAGTTGCTTATCAGTTAATGAAAGCTGGTAAAGAACTTAAACGTGACATGGAACACGCATTAGTGCGTAACCAAGCATCATCAGCAGGTGGTGCAGGTACAGCTAGATCATCAGCTGGTATGGAATCATGGATTGCAGGCAATAGCATTAAAGCTACAGCAGCATCTACAGCAACTACACCTGGCTTTGCAGCTGGCGTTGTAGCAGCTCCAACAGATGGTACAGCAGGTACATTTATCGAAGCTGATTTAAAATCTGCTTTAGAAGCAGCTTGGGTTGATGGTGGTGAGCCAACAACTATTTTAATGTCATCTAAAAACAAAAAACTTTTCTCAGCATTTGCAGGTATTGCAGAGAAACGTCATATGGTAAATGGCACTAACGAAGCTATTATCACCGCAGCAGCAGACGTTTACGTTTCTGACTACGGTAATCACACAGTAAAACTTGATCGCTTTATGCGTGACGAGGCTGTTCTTTGTATTGACCCTGGTTATGTTGGTGTCGCATCACTACGACCAATCACTAAAGAAGAACTAGCTAAAACTGGTGATTCTACTAAGTACTTAATGACAGCAGAGTACTGCTTGGTTGTAAACAACCCAGACGCTCATGCTAAAGTTCAAGGTGTTGGTGCTTAATAGCATTTAATGTTACAATAGGGGGATAGAAATATCCCTCTATTTTTATTATGCCAATATTATTTGATAAAGACCCAATTACAGGTGTTACGCAATATTACGACTATGATCCAGTTAAGGATCAGCATTTTATACATAACGTACAAGATGTCACGCCATTGCTTGAAAAATTACAACAAACAAGAAATAATCCAGAAGTGTGGTCAAAAGGTGTAAAAGAGAATTGGGTACACTACGCAAGTATTCCACCTGTTATCGAGATGGAATTAAAAAATAAAGGTATCGATATTTACAATAAACACCAAACAAAAGAATTACTAAAAGAAATTAATACTAATTATCCTTGGCTCAAAACAACAACTAAGAAGCATGGATAAACAAGAATTACACAGAATACAGGTAGCAATACAAGATTTATTGCAAAAAGACCAATATGATGATGCAGTACCTATCATCTATTCTGTATTAGAACATTACCCTGATAATCCAGCTTGTTTAAACTTTTTAGGTTATGCATGGCTCATGGGTGATAAACCAGCAGTTGCTTATCAATTCTTTAGACGTGCATTACAAGAACAACCTGATAATAAATCATTATGGTGTAATTTAGGTCGCTCTTATCACGAGATGGGTAATTACGAAGAAGCATTAAAATACTTCATAAAATCTGCTGAATTAGATAATAGTTATTCAATGGCATACAGTAACGGAGCTGCAAGCCTAGTACATATGTCTGCATGGGATGATGCAGAGAAGTCATGCAACATGGCTTTAGAATGTAACCCTAACGATGAAAACGCACAGATGAACCTTGCTCATTGTTACCTTGCACAAGGTCGATGGGAAGAAGGTTGGAAGCAATGGGATAAATCATTAGGTGGTAAGTTTAGAAAAGAATGGTTTTATGGCGATGAAAGCCGATGGGAAGGTCAAAAAGATAAGACCATAATTATTTATGGCGAACAAGGTTTAGGCGATGAAATATTCTATGGTAGTTGTATTGCTGATGCTATTGCTATTAGCAAACAAGTTTACATTGATTGTGACCCTAAACTCGAAGGATTGTTTAGACGAAGTTTTCCAAGAGCCGAGGTACACGGTACACGCAGAGAATCACATCCAGATTGGATAGGTGATAAAAAGTTTGACCATAGGTGTGCTATTGGTGGCTTACCTGAGTTCTTTAGAAAAACTGATAAAGACTTTCCTAAACAAACTTATTTAGTTGCAGATGAAGAACGAAGATTGCTGTGGCGAGGTTTGTTTAAGTCATGGAATAAAAAGGTTATTGGTATTACAACACAAGGCGGTATGAGGCATACTAACCAAGTGGGTCGACAATTAACCGCAGAAGATTTAGAACCATTATTAAAACGTGATGATATACAGTTAGTATCATTAGACTATAAAATTGAAAATAAGATTGATGGTGTTAAATACTTTCCATCTGTTACACAATCTAACGATTACGATGATACAGCATCACTTATTGCAGAATTAGATATGGTGGTTGGTGTTAATACCACAGCACAGCATTGTGCTAGTGCATTAGGTGTAGATACTATTTGTTTAGTGCCTAAATGGCATCAATGGCGATATGCAAGACCAGAAATGGTTTGGTATGACCATATGCGTTTAGTGCATCAAAATGATAAAACATGGAAACAAGTCATTGAGTCAGTTAATATCTGAAGAATACAGAGAAATGCAACGTGAATTGCATGAGAATCCTAATTACGGAGTCGCATCATTACAATTTGCATCTATTGTTGACGATATTATTACTCAATTTAAAATAAACGACTTACTCGACTATGGTGCAGGTAAACTTCGGTTAAAAGAGGCATTAAAAACCGAAGTAAATTACAAAGCATATGAACCTAGCAATCCATTATATGCTGATGAACCTGAACCATGTGAATTTGTAACCTGTATTGATGTCTTAGAACATATTGAGCCTGAGTTATTAGATAATGTGCTTGATGATCTAAAGAGAGTCACGGATAAGTATGGTTTCTTTACGATACATACTGGACCAGCAATAAAAACACTTCCAGATGGCAGAAATGCTCATCTGATACAGCAACCATTTGATTGGTGGCAACCTAAAATTAAAGATAGATTTGAAATCATACGACAAGTAACCATGCCTAATGGCTACATGGTATTTGTAAAAAAATTATAAGGATATTAAATGGCACTCACAGATTACAGCAACTTTGTAACGGTGGCAGGCAATTATTTGGGTAGAACAGACCTAAATACAACACAAATGCCTGATTTCATTACTATGGCACAGTATAGAATGACAAGAGATTTGCGTGTTACAGAAATGCTTAAAGTTGTCACAACAGATACGTCTTCTGGTGATGGTAAAGTAGCATTGCCTAATGACTTTTTAGAAACTAAAGAAGTTCATATACAGGGCAATCCACCTATTACATTAGAGTATCAATCGCCTGATTTATTTTTTAGAAACAAACAAAGCACAACATCTGGCAAACCATATTACTTTACAATAGTAGATCAAGAAATACAGCTTGCACCTAAATCAGATTCTACACGAACCGTAGAAATGCTTTATTATGCAAAACCTGATTTTATCTCTGCTAGTACGTCTAGTAATATTTATTTAGCAAATTTCCCTGATGCCTTACTGTATGCAACACTCACAGAGGCAGAAACTTATCTTATGAATGATAATCGTGTAACCACATGGTCAGCATTATATGATAGGGCGATTGCTAACATTATGAAGAATGATAGAAGCAAACAATATCCAAACACAACACTCAACGTAACAACTCGATAAGGAATTAAATTATGGCTGCGATGTCTGATTTTTTAGAAAATGCAATTTTAAATGCAACACTTAATGCAACAACATACACTTCACCTGCTGCGGTTTATATCGGATTATTTACATCTGATCCAACTGATGCAGGCTCAGGCACAGAAGTGTCTGGTGGTTCTTATGCAAGAAAAGCTGGCACATTTACTACAGCATCAGGTACAGGCGGTTCTGTATCTACCAACGCTGCGGTTGAATTTGACCAGGCTACAGCTTCATGGGGAACAATCACACATTTTGGTTTATTTGACGCAATAAGCACAGGCAATCTTTTATATCATGGTGCATTTACAGCAAGTAAAGCTATTGATACAGGAGATATATTAAAAGTTGCTTCAGGCGATATAACTGTTACATTGGCTTAATGTATGCCAGCAGATGTATGCGGACCATTTACGCTAGAACAGTTAGATGAATTTGGCACACTAGATTCTCTTGCGTTCTCACTAGATAATAGCGTATGGACTGACCCTACAGTCTGCATTTTATATAACACAGCTTCAATTAGTGCAAATGCTTCCACATCAGCCGATGCATTTGCAATACGTTATGTTGATGGAAGTTTAAATGGAACAGCATCATTATCAGGTGATGCAATAAGATTAAGAACAGTTGATGGTTCTGCAACAGGTACAGCAAGTCTTTCAGGTGACATTACAAGAATTAGACTTGCATCTGGTGACTTAACTGCCACCGCAACCGTTACAGGAACACCAATAAGAATACAATTTGTTGATGGCAGTATATCTTCCATTGCAAGTATAAGTGGCAACAGCATACGCATTAGGACAGTAGATAGTTCTATTACAAGCAATGCCACAGCCACAGGTAGTGCATCAAGAATATTATCATTTAGTGGTGATCTCAATGCATCTGCATCTGTGTCTGGTAGCGTAATACGTTACCGTTTAGTTGACGGTTCAATTACAGGAAACGCTAGTGTATCAGCAAGTGGTATTCGTGTTAGAACAGTTAATGGTAGTATAGACGCTAATGCATCTGCATCAGGCGAATTAATTAAAATAACAACAATATCTGGGTCTGCTAATGTTCTGTCATCAATGACAGGCACAGCATTTATATTTGGCGATAATTGGTCAGATACTACACCAGATATAGATACTTGGGGTGATGTAACTGCACCTGCCAATGTATGGGCAACAGTAACATCAGGAGCGGAGATATGGGCAGATGCTAGTCCATCTTCTACAACATGGACAACAAAAACAAAATCATCAAATACATGGTTAAATTCATAAGAGGTTAATATGGCTAAACTTAAAATTTCAGATTATTCATCTACAAGTGCAGGTGCAAATCTAAATACTGATATTAATAGTATCAATATCGATGAAGGGTGTGCTCCCAGTGGGATCAATGACGCCATTCGTACTTTAATGGCGCAACTCAAGGACTTCCAAACAGGTGTCACTGGTGATAGCTTAACATTAGGTGGTGGCTTAACTGTATCCTCTAACGACGCAACCATCAACGGACTCACTGTAGGTAAAGGTGCTAATTCAGTATCTACTAACACAGCGTTAGGTGTAAGTGCTTTATCAGGTGGGAGTTTGAGTGGTGGATTAAATACAGCTCTAGGGTATGAATCTTTAAAGTCAGTAACAACAGGGTCGTCAAATACTGCTGTTGGTTATAGAAGTGCAGATGCTTTAACAACAGGTATTAATAATGTTGTAATAGGACAATCTGCTGCTAGAGGTTTAACAACAGGTTCATACAATGTTGCTGTTGGTCAGACTGCTCTCTACTCCAACACCACTGCATCTAACAACACAGCTGTTGGATATCAGGCACTATATGACAATACTACTGGTTTTAACAACATAGCATTAGGTTATCAAGCATTAACTAACAACACCACTGCTAATTATAACACCGCACTAGGTATTTTAGCCCTATTCTCCAACACCACTGCAAATAACAACACAGCTGTGGGATACCAGTCTTTGTATAGTAATACAACAGGATTACAAAGCACAGCTATTGGTGCTAGCTCACTTTATAATAACACCACTGCTAATTATAACACCGCACTTGGAGCTAATACATTATATACTAATACTACAGGCTCTAACAACACAGCACTAGGTCACTCTGCCCTATTATCCAACACCACTGCATCTAATAACACTGCTGTGGGTTATCAGGCTTTATATTCAAACACAACTGGATATCAAAACACAGCTGTAGGTCATCAAGCATTGTATACAAATAATGGTTTAGCTGTAACAGCAGTTGGATTTAAAGCTGCTTACTCAAATACTGCAAATGATACAACAGCATTTGGTGCTGAAACATTAAGAGATAATACCACTGGTATACAAAATTCAGCTTTTGGTAGAGCTGCATTGTTATATAATACTACTGGTAGTTATAATACTGCATTAGGTAGGCAAGCACTTATACTTAATACTACTGGTAATTATAACACCGCTGCTGGTTATCAGTCATTATATAATAATACAACTGGAAGAAACACAGCCTATGGTAATGCATCACTATATGCAAATACAACTGGTAGTATTAATACTGGTTTAGGTGATAGAGCATTAGTTTCTAATACAACAGGTAACTATAATACCGCTGTTGGTTATGAATCTTTAGCATTAAACACCACTGCATCTAGTAATACTGCTGTAGGTTATCAAGCATTGTTTGATAATACGACAGGTTTTAGCAATACTGCATTAGGTTATCAAGCGGCTGCTAACAGTACGACTTCATCTAATATTGTAGCAGTAGGTTATAAAGCATTAGCAGTTAGCACAGCCTCTACAAACGTTGCTGTTGGTTCTAACGCATTAACAGCCAACACATCTGGTGAATCAAATATTGGTATTGGATTTGATACATTACAGGCAAACACCACTGCTTCATTTAATGTAGGTGTAGGAAGAAGAGTTTTATATACAAATACTACAGGTGCATATAATACAGCATTAGGAACTGAAGCCTTATACTCCAACACCACTGCAAATTACAACACCGCTGTTGGGTATGCAGCATTATATGACAATACGACAGGAGTACAAAGCACAGCTGTTGGTTCTGCTTCATTAACTAATAATACCACTGGAATTTATAATACCGCACTTGGAGCTAATACATTATATACTAATACAACCTCATCTTATAATGTAGCAATAGGTAATGGGGCTTTATTTAAT